ACAATCTCCTCAACTTGATTCAGGCGGATGGCCTGCGGCTTTGGCTGCAGTTCGACTTGCCCATTACCCTGACCGCGGGGCAGAACTTGTACACCCTGGGCCCGACGGGCAATGTCCCGATGACAAAACCGACGAGGGTGATTGAAGGTTACTTCGAGGACACTACTCCAGGGATAGCTGCGAACGACGTGAACCGACCTTTGCTTCCTCTAAGCCGGAACGAGTGGGATAATCTCTCGACGTTCAATGCTCCTGGCTCCGTCAACAGCTACTTCGTCGACAAGCAGATCAATACCCTTAACGTCTATATGTGGCTGACCCCGGATGCCCAAGCCGCTACCGGCTTCGTCCACCTGGTCATCCAGCAGCAGCAGCCGAACGTCATCCAGCTTACAGATCAAACGATGCTGGGACCAGAATGGTTCATTTATATGACCTGGGAACTAGCGCAGGAACTGTCCCAGGGCCAGCCCATTGCTGTGCAGAAGAAGTGCCAGGACAACGCCATGAGGTACAAGGCAGTCGTCGATGGATTTGACATGGAGGATACTGGGACCATGTTCCAGCCCGACTACCGGATGACGATGTATAATGGAGGGTTCCGGTGAGCGTTCCTGGCGAGCAGCTACAAACCCAAGCGCGTAGTGTTCAGCAGCCTTATCGCTGGCCCCTTGTCGATAAGCTGCAGCGGCGGGATGTCTCTCTAGTTAAGGATGCCCGCCGGTTTAACTGCTACGTAGAACAGGATCCGACGGATGGAGAGGTCTGGATCTACAAGCGTCCGGGTGTGGCTAGCACTAATATCGGTCTCTCCAGCGCAGTCCCTGGTCAAGGAGTATACGTCGATGCTTATACGGGAATCGCGGTCTGGGCTGCCGGCACGCCGCTCGGCACCTATACCCTCTTCTTCGACAACCGGAACCTCAGTACGGCTAGCAGCTTCACCCCTGCCAGCATCCCAGCCTGGTCCACCTCCTTCTGCAGTATCAGAAGCAACCCCATCACCGTCTTCATCCAGAACAGCTTCAACGGGTTCATCCTAAATACGACCACAGACGCCTTCACTGCCGTTACAGACACTAATTTCGTAGCTATTGGTCAGCTAGCCGATGGTGTCGTCTACCTCGACGGCCTTGTCTACGTAATGGATAAGAATGGAGGGATCTGGAACAGCCAGAATCCGAATGATGGAACGGTCTGGAATGGTGCTAATGTCATTCAGGCCTCCGCGGATGCCGATGCTGGGGTAGCAATCCGCCGGCATTTGAATTACATCATTGCCTTCAAGCAGAATACGGTACAGGTCTTCTACGACGCGGGGAACCCGGTGGGGAGTCCCCTCGCTCCGGTCCCCGACTCCCAGCTCCCCTATGGTTGTTTCAGCGGGCAGAGCGTCGGGGAGATTGATAATATTCTCCTTTGGCCAACCGCGACGCAGGGAAGCCAGCCCCAGGTCATCATGCTTACAATGCTGACCCCGACCATTATCTCCACGCCGGCGGTGGAGAAGCTGCTGAGCAACATCGTCTTCTCGACTTACCTAGGCAGCGTCCCCCCTGTCGATACGTGGGGGGTGGGTGTCTGGGGCTGGACCCTGCGGCTCGCCGGACATCGCTTCTACGGCATCACCAGCATTGCCCAGAACATCACCCTGGTCTACGACATTGATCAGCAGGAATGGGAAATCTGGACCGATTCTAATGGAAATTACTGGCCTTACCGAGGCATGGCCTACCGGCGAGGAATGAACGACAGCACGGGGCATTCCCATGCTCCCGAGACCTATGCGCAGAACTCTCTGACTGGTACGGTCCATCAGATTGATACCTGCTACGTCAACCCGACGGATGAAGGTTCTCTGATTCCTTTTGAGATCTATACTCCGAACACAGATTTCGGGACGATCCGGCGGAAGACTTTGCACAAGATGTACTTCCGTGGGGACAAGGTTCCATCCTTCCTGACTGTCCGCCACTCGGACAATGACTATCAAACCTGGTCGAACTTTCGTCAGGTAGATTTGAATATCAACAAACCGTCCCTGCGAGACGAGGGAACCTTCGAGTGGCGTCGTGCTTACCATTTTAAGCATTTCGCAGCGACCCCCTACCGTATCAAGACAGTAGACTTGCAGATGGACGTGGGGACACTCTGATGACGGTGAAGCAGATCCCGCAGATGCCTCCGCGGCCGGCAGTCCTGGTCTCCCCAGACGGGGGCCCGGCGCAGAACTGGTATGGATTCTTCCGCCAGGTCTTCTTAACCGTTAACGGGAATCTGAAGGCAGGCTTCAGTGGGACTATCTCCCTGGCTAAGCTCACCACGGGTGGAGCCAATGGTTCCATCACCGTGGTCAGCGGCATCATCACCGCTGTCACCCCGCCGACGTGAAGAAGTTCTTTTTCATCTACACCATGCCAAGAAGTGGCTCGGCTTGGCTCTCCCAGTTCCTGTCCCAGCCAGGAAGCTTCTGCTTCCATGAACCCTTTGCAGATGACATGCGCTGGGACTGGCTGATGACCCGGATGCAGGAAAGACCAGAGGCGGTGGTTGGAGCTATAGACACCAGCGCGTATATGCGATCCGACTTCTTCTCGCACGCGCAGGTACCTACCTTTTGCCTCTACCGTCCCCTTAGCTCAATCATCGCCTCTGTCAAGAAAAAATTCCCTGAGTACTCCTACAAAACTGAGAGCGAGTACGAGGTCTTTCAAGCAAAGACCCTCGGGATGAAACTGATTCACCAGCGCGGGTTCTCGGACCTGGGCTATTTGGAGAGCGTATGGAATTTAGTAGTGGGTCTTCCCTTCGACCGAGGTCGATCGGAGTACCTGATGGAGATGCATGTCGAGAGGGACCCCAGCGCCGTGAGGCGACGCGCCGGATTGGGCTGACGAACTGGCTCTTTGATGTAAGGCCCCTGCAACGGCAGCTCCTGGCGCACCCGGAGCTGTGGAACGAGATCAAGCTGCGGACAGCTCCAGACACCTCCCCCCATCGGGAGGTTGATGACATCTGGCTCCGGTATAATCCGCTTTACAATTTCAGCGAGCAGAGCCCTCCGAGCTTTAATGGCGAACATGAGTCAGACTGGTACCCCTGCATCGAGCATCTTCAAGAAGCCGTTGAGCTCATTGAAGATCTACGCCAATGCGTTGGAGCGCATAAGCTCGGCGGCGTGCTCATTACCAGAGTGCTCCCTGGCAAAAAGGTCTATCCACATCAGGATCATTCCTGGCACGCTTACCATTACGATAAGTATGCCATCCAGATCTGCGGAAACCAGGCCCAAGGCTTCTGCTTCGAGGGAGAAGAAGTCAAAGCCAATGACGGCGAATGCTACTGGTTTAACAACGCCTACACTCACTGGGTTTACAACGAGTCCCAAGAAGCCCGGATCACCCTAATCGTTTGCCTGAGGAAGCCAGAATGCCTTTCGCAGTAGTTGGAGCCGCGGCTGGAATTTACACCGCTTACGAGGGGGCAAAGTCTGCTAGCTCCACGCAGAAGGCGGCGAACACGGCCTCTGGGCAAAGCACAGCCCTGTTTGGGGAACAGCAGGGTTATGAGAAGATGCTGCAGGATTATTTCAATAATCCTAGTTCGGTGACTTCTCTTCCTGGGTATAACTTTCAGGAACAGCAGGGGGAACAGGCTGTCACCCGGCAGATGTCGGCGGGCGGATACCTGGGTTCAGGAAACCTGGGAATTGCCCTGCAGCAGTACGGGCAAAACTTCGCCATGAACTACGGGCAGACGTATGAGCAGCAGCTCGCTGCCCTGTCAGGGCTGAGCCAGAATGCTTCTGCCCCACTGCAGACGGCGGTGCAAGGGAGCAATGCCGCGTTTGGCCAGTATGGGCAGCTGGGTGGCGCCGGCGGGTCGATGTTCCAGGCCGGTGGTGGAATGTCTACGATCTCGAACTTCTTCCAGGGTGGAGGGGGCGGCGGAATGGGTGGAGCGGGTGGAGCTACATCAGCCTCTCCCTGGCTGACCTAAAGGAGCAAAGACCATGGTATGGGGATTCATGGGAGGGTACAATGAGCAGCAGCAGGCTAGTGACCAGCATGCTCTGTCTCAGCTCTCCTTGCAGG